CTCGGAGGACGAGGGGACGAGCCTGGACCAGATGTGGGCCTTCGTACCCGCCAATCCTGTCCCTACCGGCACATACGAGATCAGGCCGAAGGTCAACCTGGACCTCGTGCTGGACGTGAACGGCTCGTCCCACTCGGCGGGGGCGCGCGTCATGATATCGTCGCGCCATATCGGCACCGGCGTCGACGACGGAAGGAACCAGGTCGCATGGGTGCATGAGTACGACTCGAGCGGCCGCGCGAAGATCCTCTTCGCGCATTCCATGCAGCTCATGGAGCTTGCCGTATCGCACAGCGAGGCCCACGAGGGAGACCAGGTCGTGCAGTCGACAGACGATGGCGGGACCGACCAGTGGTGGATCTCCACGCCGCATGGCACCGCCATGGTGAACGGCACGCTCAGGCAGTGCTACACGGTGCGCAACTATGCAGCGCAAGGCACATCGCTGCTCCTCGATGTCTGCAATGGGCATAAGGTGCCAGGCACGTGGCTCCAGGTATACGAGCAGAACGGGTCGGCGGCGCAGGACTTCTGCTTCATCCCCTGCGCCATGCCGACAAGCGGCCTGCCTGCCCCCCCCGTCAGGGGCATCGGATGGAAGGATGACGGGAGCGATGCTGCGTCCGTCCTCTATGCGCAGGACCGGCCATCCGGAGGGGATGCCTACGTCAGCTGGACCGGCTCCGGCACCGACTGGGAGGTGCGCTGGCGCGCCCAGACGAGGACGCCCGGCAAGGCAGCACAGGAATGGGGGCCCTGGAGGTCCGTCCCGGACGGGTCGATGGCAAACGAGGGATGGGGCAGGGAATGGCGCCCCACGCTCGTCACGAAGGATGGAGGCGTCCATGCGGCGCCTCTGCCGCTGGGGAGCCTCGTGCCCGACAACAGGGCCATCGACTGGCTTGGCATCCAGGTGCAGGTCAGGAGATGCGAATCCGACTGGCAGGGGAATGCGGGCCTCTTCGCATGCGGCCCCGGAGGCTCCCACGACTTCGGCATCGCATGGAGGCCATCCGTCAGCGTGACCGCTCTCGCCTGGACCCCGAAGGGCATCCTCATGTCATACGCTGCAGACTACGCCAGGGGCGGCAACACTATGAGGATCTCGTCCTTCATGGCCGGAGGCAGGAACATCGTGCCGGACGGATTCACGGCATATGGCATCCCATCAGAAGGCACCGTCACGATCCCGACGGCAGAGCTGTCCGGAATACCCGATGACGGAGCCAAGGCAGAGATTGCCTTCTCCTGGGAGACCGACCATGGGTCTGCATCCGTGTCAGCAGGGGCAGGCATCGCCTGGGATGCGGACCACGGCGTGAGCGTGACGCCGGAATACACGAAGACAGACCGCCTCACGCTGGAGGTCTCCGCGTCAGCGCACGACACGGACGAGGCGTGGATGGCCGGAGGAGGAAAGCTCGTCGCCCTCAGCAAGGTATCGGAGGAGGGCGGCAAGGTCACATGGGAGGCGCTGCCTCCGATAGGCTCTGCCTATCATGTCTGCATCGTATCCACATCCGGAACGTCCTGGGGCACCTCGACGGACACGATGCCATCCATCGACGATGGCGCGCTCGTCTGGAACTGGACGGAGGAGGACGGGACGCGGAAGGCCGCAATCGCGAGGACCGGAAGGGGCTCCGTGCCGAAACGGAGCGAGAGCTGGAAGCCATCCTCGACGAGCCTGTCCACGACCGGAAGGGACAGGCCGGTCCATCGGTTCGGCTCCGTATCCGAGCGGGGACTCGACGTGCAGGCGACGATCCTCGAGGACGAGACGGCTGCATGGTCCGGCGAGGAGGCGTTCCGCGCCCTCGCCGTGGCGCACCATGCGCTGTACCGCGATCCGTCAGGCATCGTGGCCACCGTTGCCGTCACCGGCGTCGACATGCCGCGCGATGATGCCGGATACATCGATGTGACTGTCACGCAGGGAGAGGAGGCGCTCTGATGGCCAAGGACCTGACGATGTGGGAGGATGGCGCGAGGCGTGACACGGTATATGTCCAGCGCGTCGACCCGCATGCCCTCGACACGATCGATGGAACGGTAGAGGGGCTTGCGCTGGATGGCTGCTCCATAACGGAGGGCTACTACACCGATGCAAGATCGACGGCATCGATACGGCACATGGGCTCCTGGGACAGCGACGTGCACTGGCTCCGCATCGTGCACGAGTGCCCCGATTACGGATACCGGGCAGAGCTGGGGACATTCCTCGCCGACAGCATAGAGGAGACGCAGCAGGACGGCATGGCCACGACGGACCTCAGCTGCAGGTCCGTCCTCTGGGGCCTTTCCGAGGATATGGTGGACTGGGTCGTAACGTTCGGCGCGGGCTCCACCGCCCACGATGCGTTCCGCGCCGTCATGCGCATCACCGGCAAGGAGGGGACGATCCTTCCCGGCGCGCCTGACCACAGATACGGCCAGACGGTCGTGCACGACGTGGGGGATACCTTCCTCTCGGACCTCTTCGGCATCGCAGAATCCTGCGGCGGGCGCATCGATGTCGATGGGCATGGCAGGATCACGCTCGGCGCCTATGTCGCGCCATCCAGGCGCGAGCCCGACTGGATACTCGATGCGCGCTCGTCCAGGACGATCGTCCTTGCCGACGAGGACAGGCTCACGACGTCCTTCGGCGATGCAGCCGGCCGCTCGATCGTCAGGCACAGCATGGGGCAGGACAGCACCATCGCAGCGTCCGTCGACGTGGAGCAGGGGAGCCTTGCATCTCCGCAGAGGCGCGGGTGGCTCAAGGCCGCCATGCATGATGCAAGCGACATGCAGCCTGAGACATGGCAGCGTGCGCACGATCTTGCCCTTACGTATATCGGAACAGATTCGGATGTCGCGAAGGAGCGGCAGATCTCGTGCATGTACTTCCCTGTCCACGAGGGAGATATCGTGCAGTATGCGGACACGTCGGGACGCCAGGCGAGATACCTCGCCAAGGAAGTGGATGTCTCTCTCGGCGACATGACCGTGAAGCTGACGCTCAGGGAGGTCCAGCATGCTGACTGAGCTCGAAGTCGCCGCCATGCTCTCAGGGAGGACGCGGCAGGAGGAATCGGCAGGACGCCAGACGTCCACAACGATCGCTGCGCTCGCGGCCTCCGACTCGTCAGACGGCACCGTCATGGTCGACCTCGGAGGAACTACCGTATCCCAGGATGGCCAGCAGGCGGTAGAGATCCCGACCACAGTGGACGTCCGCGCTGGAGACACGGTGCGCGTGTCCATCGATGGTGCCGAAGGGTCTGCAAGGAGACCGACCGTGACCGGAGTCATCGGAGGCGGCGACCGCACCCGAGATGCCGTAGACCAGGCCACAAGCGATGCAAGCCAGGCAAGGGACGATGCAGGTGCAGCGAAGAGCGATGCGGCAAAGGCTGTCGCCGAGACGAAGGACCTCGTGACCCTGCGCATCGACTCCTCGCGCGGCACCGTCTTCAAGAACTCCGAGGTCTCGACCGTCCTCACCGTCCGCTGCTACAAGCGCGGGCAGGAGCTCACGACGCTGACGGCGCTCAGGCAGGCCATGCTGGACGCGACAGCGCGAATCAGGTGGTACGTCCTGCGCGAGGGCGACACCGACTGGGTGAGCCTCGCTGACTCCGACCCGATGCTCTCGGATGACGGCTTCACGCTCACCGTCACGCCGAACGACGTGTCGGTGAAATGCACCTTCAAGGCAGAGATAATCACGGACTAAGTAAGGAATAAACATGGCAGTAAAGGCAGCGGACCAGGTATCAATCGTCGACGTCACAGACGCCTACAGCGTCATCCTCACGAGCGAGGCATACACCTTCCTCGGCACCACCAGCGCGGCCAAGCCCGGCAGCTGCACCACGCAGGTCGTGTGCATGCAGGGTGCCAACGAGGTCGGCTTCAAGATCGGAACCATCTCGTGCCCGACCGGCGTGTCTGCATCGGTCGGCACGGACGGCAAGACGGTCACCATCACGGCATCCAGCTCCATGACGGCGGCAGGAGACGTCTCCATCCCCGTCACGGTCAACGGCACCGGCGTCACCATCACAAAGAAGTTCTCCTGCGGCCTCGCGCTCACCGGAGCGACGGGTGCCAAGGGCGAGACGGGTGCTCAAGGTCCCAAGGGCGAGACGGGGGCTCAAGGTCCCAAGGGTGCAACCGGAGCCACCGGTGCGGCGGGCGCTGACGCCATCACGATGGCCATCACCACCGACAACGGCACCGTCTTCAAGAACTCCTCGGGCACCACGACCCTCACGGCCCACGTGTACCGCGCAGGCGCGGAGCTGTCCTCGCAGGACGTTGCCAAGCTCGGGACCATCAAGTGGTACAAGGACGGAGGCACCACGTCCGTGGGCTCTGGCGCCACGCTCTCCATCTCCGCGTCGTCCGTGAGCTCCAAGGCTGTCTACACCGCCCAGCTGGAGGCTTAGCCATGGCGGAGGACCTCATCGCGTCAGGGTCGGTCGAAGTCGCCGACGGCTACCGTCTCGGCCCAGTAAATACCACCATATGGCCGCTTTACCCAGAGGATAGCTGCGTCGCCTACAGGTATCCTGCAGCAGAGGGAGACGTCTTCACACTCTATCAGGAGCGCGGCGAGTACCAGATCCAGTACGGGGCGCTCGACGCTGACGGGGTCGAGATATGGCGTCCGGATGGGTACCAGGTACCCGCGAGACCCTACTCCAAGACCTTCACCATGCCCGCCGGCACATCCTACGTCGTGGTCTCGTGGCAGCATAGCTATAAGAGCGAAGCGCCAACCCTCGTGAAGGTGTCGGGGGGGTGGCTCGATGAGCGTCCTCTCTAGCGCGCAGGTCACCCTCGCGTGGAGCGCGGGCATCCTGGCTACCGTCCGCTACTATCAGCTGGCCGCACCGACCGCAGCGACGCCCACGGTGCCCACGTCCTCCTCAAGCCTCGGCTCGTGGACTGAGACGGAGCCAACGGCGGACGTCACCAAGGTCCTCTGGACCTGCGAGCGCACGGTCTACGCCGACGGCACTGAGAGCTGGTCCAAGGCGTCGAAGAGCACCTCCTACGAGGCGGCGAAGGATGCGAAGAGCACGGCCAAGGATGCGCAGACCGCAGCGGGCGAGAACTCCACCGCCATCGACAGCGCGAACAGGCGCATAGAGGCCGAAGAGAACGCCCGCAAGGATACGGACAAGACTGTGCAGGGCGTCAGCATAAAGCTCGAAAACGTGCAGAACGGCTTGCAGCTCCAGATCAACAGCGTCTCGGATGGCCTGAGCGAGCTTGCAGGCTGGATAAAGGCCACGACGGACAGCGACGGAAACCCGGAGCTCGACATCGCATCCAGCAGCTCGACCATCGTCTCCAAGCAGACGAACTCGGGCCTTCGCTACGAGGACAAGTCAGGAGACGCGCTGCTGGAGCTGAACGCTAAGAAGTCGCTCGTGACCGCCGACCATTTCGCCGCGACGGACGTGAGCGTGGGCAAGTGGCAGTGGGTGCCCACGAACGGCGGCGCGAACCTCACGCTGATGTGGATTGGAGGATAGCTGATGGCAGACTGGTACTATGGCAACCAGAACCACCATTGGCGGGCTGCATGCGGCTTCGATGCATCCTCTTGGGACGGATACGGCCAGACCTTCAAGCTGGAGGTCGGCGCTCAGGCATATGACGGCTATTCGTACGACACCATCTCGGGCGCGAACTGGGAGATATGGTTCAACGGCACGAAGATAGGCTCGGGATCGACGCGCTATGCCGTAAACGCGAATGGATACCAGAAGCTCGGATATGCCGAAGTGAGGTACAACCGCCAGCAGTGGGACCAGACCTTCAACTGGGAGGTAAAGGTCTGGTGGAATACCGGCTTCGGCGCTGGCTCGTCCACCTGCTCAGGCTCCTGCTGGGAATCGGCTCTCGAGCACCATACCGTCACATACGACGGCAATGGCGGAAGCACGCCCGGCTCCCAGACCAAGTGGTACGGCACGATACTGAAGCTGCAGAGCACGCCAAGCTATGCCGGCTATGGCTTCGACGGCTGGAAGGCCACCGATGGCACCGTCTACAAGGCTGGCGGGGACTACGGCGCAGATGCGGATACGAAGCTCACTGCCCAGTGGCACAGGCTCTACATCCTGCCATCCGGCACCGTCAGCGTATTCCGCACGGCTTCTGCATCGTCTTCCACGTCTGCGGCCAACGGCAGCTATGCCCGCGTCTCGGTGACATGGAGCGTTGACACCAGCGCCACCAGCGGCAACAAGGCAAAGTCGGTGGCCATCTCGTACCGCGAGATGGGTGCCACGGACTGGACCAAGCTCACGGTCTCGGGCACCACGACAGGCACATCGGGCACCGCGACAGCGACGTTCGCGGCCAGCACCAGCAAGGCGTACGAGGTGCAGGCCACGCTCACGGACTCCGTGCAGGCCACCACGTGGCAGGCGTCGGTCGGCTACGGCGTCGTGCCAATCGACTTCGGCAGCAAGGGAACTGCCGTGGCCATCGGCACGCCAGCCGTGCGCGACGGCTTCACGCTCGGAATGAAGGCATCCTGCGTCGGCAATTCTGGCGTCGTGTATACGATGCCGCCGGTGATTTACGCGACCAGCAAGCCAGCCGAAGCGAATGTGCCCTTCAAGCCGTGCCTTGTCGTGGTCAAGGGCGGCGGGCTCTACCTGTACGAGTAAGGAGGGCAGAATGAGCACAGCACGCACCAACTCGCCTGCCGTCATCGTGAAGAGCGTGACAGCCACGCATTCCGGCAAGTCGCTTGCCGCGAAGATCACGGCACCCACCGTCTCCGGATACACGTTCGTCTGCTGGACGGGTTGCGCGACGCACGACAATGTCGGCACGCCCTACATCGAGTCTCCGGACTCCGCAAGCACGAACGTCTGGGATGCAGCAAAGACGCCGGGGGCGAAGATATACGCCACGGCGCTCTATCGGCTTTCGTAGGAAGGTGGAACACATGTTCAAGCAGAGAGAGAGAGAGAGAGAGAGAGAGCACCGTCCATGCCGTGATGCAGCATGAGCCTGCTGCAGCTAGGCGGAGAGGAGCTCTACCGCAAAGACCAGAAGCCAGCGAAGTCCCCGTCGCTGGTGACGCTGACGGCAGACCTCAACCGCTACAGAGAGATAGAGGTCTTCGGCTGCACGGACGAGTGGATACGCTGCTCATGCAGGCTCTTCAAGCCATCATCGGCAGGCACCACGGATGCCTGGGACCAATGCCACTTTGTCATGCAGGCACAGAACATTGCAGGCGGCAAGGTCTATCAGCGTTGGACGAACTGGACAATATCCCAGAGCGGGACGAGCATAAAGTTCACGCCAGATCATTTCTACGAGTCCTGCTTCAACGGAACAGGCGTCGAGACCTATGGCAGCTCCGGAATACAGATCGTGAGGATAAGCGGCTGGATATAGGCCGCGTGGTTGCATGTCTGTGACGCAGCTCGTCCCGTGTCCTGGCTCGCAGCTGTTCTTTGGCAGCACTGTCACCGACATGTCATCGATCACGGACAATGCATTGCGGCTCATGGCGCCGGGAGAGATGAAGGCGAAGTTCGGGCGCGAGTTCGACAACACGAAAGACATCGCAATGGCAATGAACGGCGACGGCTCCGCAACAGGGGCGCACGTGACAGGATGCACGTGGGTTCCGAATGACGGACTGTATGCCACGTTCGACAGGATGGTCAGCAGCTGGATACGCATAAACTGGCTGCTCTTTCTGGCACCTTAGGAGGTACCTATGAGATATCTGACAGTTATTGCGCAGGAGACGAAGGATGGCATCGCTTGTGCCATGCATGACTATGCCACACTTGCCGAAGCCCAGAGCGCCTACCACATGGAGCTTGCATCAGGGCTCATCTCGGACACTCTGATCGGAGACATGTCAGCCGTCATGGACACCAACGGCATGCTCTATTGCATCGATCACATCGACGGAAAGGCTGCGAAAGCTGCTGAATAGCCGAAAGAATTTGTATGGCAGGAGGACAATGCATCCATTTCAGGACTGGACCGTCGAACAGCTCCTCTCGCTCCTTGCGGGCATCGTAGGCGTGATCATGATGGCCATGGCCATGCATCGGGATTCACAGAGCGATAGGGACCGCTATGACGCGAGGGCGGCAGAGCAGCAGCTTGTATCGGACAAATTGGACTCGATCGCGGATATGAGCAAGGAGACGAGAGACACCGTCAGAGAGATGTCCAAGCAGCTCAACGATCATAGCCGCGAGCTCGCAAAGATCGAGACGCGCATCGAGGAGCACGACCGACGGCTCGACAAGCTCGATGAGCGCATAGGATCGACAGACTAGGAGGATTTACATGATCAACTGGCAGGTGCGGTTTCGCAACAAGAACTTCTGGATTAGTGCCATCCCGGCTGCTCTCCTGCTTGTGCAGGCTGTCCTGGCATGCTTCGGTGTGACGTGGGACTACAGCGAGATCTCGCAGGAGCTTCTGGGTGTGGTCAATGCGCTCTTTGCATTTCTGGCCATTCTGGGCGTGGTCGCAGACCCGACTACTCAGGGAATCGGCGACTCGGCGCTTGCGATGACCTATAGCGAGCCGAGGGCAGCAGACGGAAAGAAGGAGGGCTAATGGACTTCGAGAATCTCGACGCGGATACCAACCAGATCATCACCCAGCATTACACCCAGGGCCGTGGCGGCCATGCAATCGACAAGGTGGTGATCCATCACAATGCCGGCAACCTGACGGTCGAGGACTGCTTCAGGGTGTGGCAGTCACGAGAGGCATCTGCCCACTACCAGGTTCAGAGCAACGGCAGGATCGGCCAGCTCGTCTGGGATGGCGACACTGCCTGGCACTGCGGCAATTTCGAGCAGAACGAGCGCTCCATCGGCATCGAGCACGCAGACGACAGCTCCGACCCATGGCACATCTCGGACGCATGCCTCGATGCAGGCGCGCATCTCGTGGCTGCGGTCTGCAGGTACTACAACATTGGCAGGCCGGAATGGGGAAAGAACCTGTTCGGACACTCGGACTTCGCGGCAACCGCATGCCCTGCATCCCTCGCAGTGGGCGGATCGCAGCATGACGAGTATGTCGCTAGGGCCCAGCAGTGGTACGACTCCATGACCGGAGGGGCATCTGCTCCTGCAGCTCCCGCTTCCCAGCCTGCTCCGC